CACCAAGCCGAGATGGACTCACTCATCCCAATGCTTAACGACATTGATGCCCTTCCTCCAACCACAATCACCAAACCTGAATCACCGATTGTCAACGTGGCTAGCCCACAAGTTGATAACAATGTTGAGGTCAATGTGAATGTAGAGCCTGGATCTGTGTCAACAGAAGTAAACACCAATGGCGAAAGCTATATGGATTTGGAGGCTGGGCATGGCTCTTAAGAAGCATATTAGCCTAAAGGTTTATGACCAGCCAATAGGCGGCAAGACGGTACTGGACAGTGGAGGCCTGGCAGTCGAGTTTGACATACGTGAAATTCCCGACTTCAGCCGGGCCACCTTTGTGATCTACAACCTTACAGAGGCGGCAGTGAAAAGCTTAATGGATGGTGACAGGTTCATTACCCTTAAAGCACGACATGGTGATGGTCCCGAGTGGACCCTTGCACAGCGCTTCAAGATCAATAACGTAGTCGATGAGCTCAAATTACCAAACAGGTCAGTTACCATATACGCTTACAACGAGTTAAAGTCGGCGGTACTGGACACACAGATTGACATTGAGGTCACCAACCCAACCCTGGAAAATATCATAAGTGCCGTATTGGGAACTGCTAAGCACAGTGGTCCTATCACTTACCTATCCTTTCCAGAGGGACTTACTAAAGAAGCTCCACCAAGGAGGCTACGACATCTCCAAGGCAGTGCAGGCCAATGCCTACGTAGGTTGCAAGAAGAATATGACTTCAACCTATTCACTGATGGGCCGGGAATCACATTTGTGTACAAGCCCGACCTAAACAATGTGGATAGGACTGATCTAGGTGACCGTCCAGTAATTCAGCTTCAGACCAGCGCAATGCGGTCGAACCCTAAAGTAGGCATAGCCTCGGCAGCCATTGACAGCAACCTTGATGGCCGTATCCGCCCAGGGAATGTGATAGACCTTTCACAGCTGCTGACCGTAGGCGTAAGCACAAGTGAAAACGCACAGCAATTGGTAGACAACTACCTACAAAACTTCTCCCGCTATAGTCGCTACCAAGCATTTGCTATACAGCACAAGGGCGGGAACTACAACAAGAACTGGAACACAGTGGTCACCGGGCTATCCCCGACCGAAGGCAAATACATGCCTACTGTGAACTGGGCTCAATAACCTAGGAGGCAATATGGCTACAGTAACTCCAGCCTATATCACCTACACGCCAGAAGGCGGCCAAGAGCAGACAATAGAGTTTCATGCTGTTATCAGCGAAGGCCACAAGACTTCTGCCGAGGTTACTAAGTACCCATCTCAGGAAGGGTTCCATGTCAGTAATCACTCCATACGTAAAAATCGGGAAGTGACGATAGAAGGTGTGATTAGTAATATAAAGCTGAATGGATCGGCCTCGCGTGAGTATGGTGGCATAAATACAGTCACCGTCAAGGAGGCTATTGATGCACTCATCAACTCGGGTGAATACTGTACGGTAACAACAAATCTGGGAGTGTATGATCCGGTAATACTAAACAAATTTACCACCAAGCAAGCCAAGGGAATGGTGGACTCAATGCAGTTTACCATTGGTGGTGAAGAGATCGTAGAAGTGCCAGTGGACAACTATGTTGCACCAGTGCCTGTTACATTCACCACGGTAACCGGTGCAGAGCGTGACGCAGTTGTCACAGAGCTGGAAGAAGTGGGGTACCCAACCTCACCATCTGACAAAATTAGCGTAGGGTACTTTGACCACGGGGAAAGCTTCTCTGTGCCAGCAGCATTGAGCTCAGGGCTTTCCGTAGAAACTGTGTTTGAGTATGTAGGTACGGACCCAGTATCCGGTGCTGCCAGATACCGTCAGCATCTATCAGAGTCCTCAGTCAGATTGTTGGGCCAAGAAGAGCAACTACTTAGCCCGGGCTGTAGTGCCAGCTCATCTGACAGGGGTGGCATTGACCAAGTGGCCAGCTGTCTTCTGCGTGAAGGTGAAGAAATACTGATGGAGGCAGCTCGGGACACATACAATACTGCGATGGGCGAACTACGCCGATCAATCTATGGCTATGTGTACGACACTGTTTCTATGGACAACAAGTATGGTCAGGCTTTGGCCATGGCCGGTATCGGCTGCCTAGTACGTGGCGTAACTCAAGCAAGCGATGAGTACGACTACCTGCCAGGAGAAAGCTTACCGACATTTGATGCCATCCTAAATGGGATGTTCTTCAACACCTCCCCTAAGCCTAGACAGTCCCTAATCAAGATCAACTGTGAATGCGACGATAGCCCAACGCTAGACATCGACGATGCACTGTTGCCAATCTCATAGGACAAGTATGAAACTAGACAACTACCACATCATTATGCCCGGTAGGATCATCGAATACTTTCCAGAAGACCAAACTGCAACTGTTAAAATCTCCAGTGATCGGATCTTTTCCAACTACACTGAAGACGAGTCACAGGTGACACCAGGCGTATTGAAGGATGTACCAGTATTTACAGCTGGGGGCGGTGGTTGGCATACAACCTATCCTATCAAGCCGGGCAACACCTGCCTGATTAATTTCAGTCAGTTTGGTTACGACCATTGGTTTGTTAATGATGAAGACCGCGCAGGTGTCCGAGCAGATGGGCACCCGCAACCTTGGACCAGACGCAAGTTCTCCCTAGATGATGGGTTTGCTCAAGTCGGCTGGAACAACCTACCCAATGCAATACAAGACTACAACGCCACAGATGCAGAATTCAGGAACGCTGACAGAGAGCAGCGGGTATCCTTGCTTGAAGATGGAAACCTACTCATCAAGACAGGTACCACAACCATCAACCTGGCGCCAAGTGGAGACATCACTGTCAACACAGACACTGCCATTAATGTTGTGTGCGACACTGCAACCGTAACTGCGGCCACCAGTACTACTATCGACACTCCTGAGACCACGATAACAGGCAACGTCCTGATTGAAGGGACATTAACTGTAGTCGGTGACATTATCGGGCAGGCAGCTGCCACAATTACCGGTGCAGTTACTGCTGCATCTGCTGCAATATCAGGGGCTATCTCTGGTGCATCTGCATCCATTGGTGGCAAAGACTTTGGCTCGCACACCCATAATGAAAATGGAGATGGCGGCGGAACAACTGGGCCACCTAACTAGGAAACAACATGAGCAGATACCTAGCCCTCGACCCATACACCGGAGACCTGATACTAAAGTCGGGCGGTGGTGTGGAGCGAGTAGATGAAGGAAGGTTTGTAATCCAGCAAGTACAGTGCAAGCTGAAGACTTGGCTTGGAGAGTGGCAGCTAGACCCGACCATTGGTTGGGTATCTCCTGCTGACTTCGAGAAGAATTACAGCCTACCAGAAATCGAAAGACGCGCTCGCGTGATCATACTGCAGACCCAAGGAGTGAAGACAATCACTGACTTTAGCACCAGCTACAGCCAGCGTAAGCTCACGATATGGTTCCGCGCAATGACTATCTACGGCGAGATTGAAACAACCGTACCTTGGAGCATGACCTAATGGCAGGCTTATCACTAAGTGGCTTTGAGCCAGAAACGCTTGAGGCCATTCAAGAAAGAATTAAAAGCAAGCTGGAAGTACTCAACCCAGGCTTTGACTTCTCACCGGAGTCACCTGATGGGCAACTACTTGAAATATACTCCTTTGAAGCATTCCAGCTATGGCAACAGTTGGGACTGATATACGACAGCTATAACCCAGCTGTGGCATCCGGTGCCGCACTACGTAACCTCGGACTAATCACCGGTACTGTGTTTGGCGCAGCTAGCCACGCTTCGGTAAACTTGGAGAGTCAGGGTGTTGATGGTACAGTAATTCCTGCTGGCACCTTCATTGCCGACGAGGAAGGGAACAACTTCTTCACCTCGTTTGACACGACTATTCCAGGCAACATCTATGCGGTATCGGTAGTGGCCGGTGTGCTAGAAGTCCCAGCCGACCAGACTTGGACAATCAAGACTCCAGTGGCTGGACTAACTGGCGTGACTAATACCATTGCCGGCCTTGCTGGTAAGGCACCAATGTCACCACAGGAATTCCGAAACTATCGGCAGCGTACAGTTATGCGCAATCACACCTCTGTGGCTGACACTATGCAAGCAAGGTTATATGAGTTGGGATTAGGGC